GCGTGTCGTTTAGGTTAAATGACATTGTGCCAGCGCTAAATTGGTCGCCTATGTCACGGCGCCCGCGTTTTACGTTTACATTTGTTGAGTATTCCAGCATAGGTGCAAATTCCGAAACGCCGTCTAACACGTATTCGGTGTTGTTTAAAACGCCCCGTGTCGCGTCGTCTAGGGTGAACGCGTTGAGCATAAAGCCCGTGTCTATAAACAGTTCGTAGTTGCCGCTTTCGATTACGGAGGTAGCCATTACGCAATCGCAATATTTGCGGGGCCAGCGGCGCGGTTAAAAGCTCTAATATTGTTAACAATTTCCTCGCCTGTTTGCGCGTTAGACATTACGCCGCTTACGTTTATTACGTAGTTAGCAACGCCACCGCCAGGCCCGCCATAACCTGGGGTTGGTTTGCCTACTGCGGTTGACCTTGCCGTATTGCCGTTGTCAAACCCTGCCGAAATGCCTTTAACGTCGGCAAGTGTTAAACCCTTACCTTGCAATTTGGATTGAGCAAGGTTGAAAGCGTCCTCTATTCCTTTTAAGTAACTTTGCGCGTTCGATAAACCAGCGCCGTAAAACTTGTCGGCTGCTAATTGACCTATTAGGTCGGCTGCACCTTGGGCAGATTTTACGAGCTTGTTTGTTTGTTCTATTGCTGTAGCGCCGCCGTTAATAAGTTCGTCGGCAATATACGTTCCTGCTTCTTGGCCAGCGGCTAAAACCATGCCTAACGCGTCCTCGCTAAGGCCTGCGGTTACTAACTGTTTTACTTTGTCGGTAAACAAAACGGCCCTATCGGCAATAGTGACTAGTCCAGATACGAACCCTTTGCCAGTTTCGGCGCCTTCTTTCATGGCGTCAGTGAAATTAAAAGCTTCAAGTAGCGACGTCGACGTTCCTTTAGCAAAATCGTCGAACGCGGTTTGAGCGTCGTCTAGTTTGCCTTTGGCGTCGTCTAAAGCTTTGCCCATACGGTCAGTTAATGCGGCGCTGGCGTCTTGTACTGCGGCTTGCATTTTCTTTAGTTTGTCGGCGGCGCCCGTGGCGCCTTTGCCCGTACCTACGCCGCTTAGTTCGTCTACTGCCGTTGTGGCGGCGGTGGCGTCCTCGGCAAGTTTCTTAGCGGCAAAACTGCTGTAATCTGACGCGCTACCCATGTTCTTTATGCCTAAGGCGAAATTGTCAAAACTGGCACCTAAAGCGTCTACGTCTATTAAGTCGTCAAATGCCTTACCTAAAAAGCCTAAAGCTTTAGTGGCTTGGCCCATAGCGAACAAAGCGGTAGCGGCAGTGACCACAGCAAACTTATATAACGCGTTAGCGGCCTTAGCGCTTGTAACAGCAACCTGTTTGAACGCGTTGACCATGCCAGGGCCAAACGAGCCCATTTCATACAAGGCTTGCTGCATACCTTTTACTAAACCTTTTTCGCCGATTACTTCCGCTACACGTTCAAACGCTGGCGTAACTTCATCGTTAAAAAACTTTACGGCTTTTAAAAATATCGGTAAAAACGCCTGTCCTAAATTGGTTTGGATATTTTCTAATGTGGCGCCAAGTATCTTTTGTTGGGCCGCTAATCCTGTCGATGTACGGCTAAAGTCGCCTTGCGCGTCAGCGGTTTGTTCAAAAATAACTTTTTGTGCAGCTAAAACTTTTTGTTGTGCCGTAAGGGCTTTGCTACCTGAATAAATACCTAGTTCGGTTGCCGCGGCTTTTAGTGTGGCGTCGTCAAGTAGTACGCCGTATTTGCGTAACGGTTCGGCTTCGCCACGTAAGGCAGAACCTAAAGCGTTTATGGCTTCATCGACTGAAGTGTTATTAAATGAAGCTAAGTCGGCTGCCAGGGTGACTAGTTCAATACTGAAATCTGACAAATCTTTTCCTGCAAGGCCAGCAGATTTACCAAATATTGCAAAAGTCCCTGCCGCTTTTAAGGCCGCGGTTTCTGAAATACCAAACGCCCTACTTGTGGTTTGGGCAAAGTTTTCTACTTCTTTAGAAATGGCACCAAATACGACAGCATTTTTACTTATTGCTTCGTTGAAATCTGACGCCTTTTGAATAGCGGAATAACCAAACGCGGCAACCGCAGTTACAGCCGCGCCAATAGCGGCACCTGCTATGAGTGTTGACTTGCTTAAATCGCCAAAAGCTTTTTGGGCGGCGTTTACGCCTTTATCGGCAAACGTCGTAATAATCGGTACGTTAATTGCCACGGCGTACCCTCAATTTTGTATTTGTTACTTTCATAACTTTTTCTACTATGGCTAACACTTCGTTTTCGACAGCTGGCCGTGCGGCTTCTACGCCAGGTTCGGCGGCGCGTGGGTCGTAACTACCTTGCATTTGTAAATTAGTTACAAAACGGCCTTTTGTGCGGCGGCCAGCATGGTCCCAAATACTGCCTGCGGCGTCACGTTGCGTAAGTGTCAATAGTTGGTAAGGGCGTGCCTTAAAATCTACGGTTTCGCCTGACTTAAACGTAACGGTTCGCGCCCTTTGGCCTGACTTATTGGTTTTTATAATAAAGCCTTTACTAGCGCCGTCGCTGCTCCATTTCGTACCTGCACGGCCCCTAATGAGGTTGCCTCGTGCCATGCCCGACAATGGCGGGCTAGTAGGTATTAAGCTACGGGCCGCGTTTAACACGGGCGCTCCAGCGTTCTTAATGTCCTTACGTATCTGTTTCGTATAGGCGGGTTCTATTTCTTTAAGCGCCTTCATCGTTTCCTGGATACCTTTAATTTCTAAAGTATTTAAAACGGCGGCCATAAGTTACTTTCGTTGTTTGTTGTTGTCTGATAATACAGCAACGACAGTAGCTAAGTCGTCTATGTCAAACGGTATAGACGGGGGCCACCACGAAATCGCTACCAACAGTTCGGCAAGTTGGCGCCCGTGGGTGCCCCTTAAATGGGGTTTGGGGCCTCGGTAGTTAATACTTCAATGTTGACCAAGCTTTTAACAAACGTATCGAATTCGCTAGGCACAACAATTTTATTTAACTTAGACGCCTCATATGCCATAAATGCTAAATCCTCAACGCCGATACCTGACGCCATTTCGGAAGCTTTACGTTTATATTTTCGTTCCCACATAACTATGACGTAAAGGTTTGTAACCACTTCATAGGCGGTATCTGTTGTTTCTACTTTTAGCGTAAGTTTCATTTTTGCCTTTTGTGTCGGGCCTTTTCAGGCGGTTAATTAAACTTCAACGACGCTGTAAACCCCGCCAGTGAACGTCACGCTTATAGCCCCAAGGGTGCCCAGCGCCATTTCGTAAGGTAGGGCCTCTAGGTACGCCCCAGTCAGTGTCATAGTTGGATTAGTTGCGGTGCCTGGGGTAGTTGCGCTAGGCGACCACGAAACCGTAGTAGATGTACCTACAAGCGCTTTAAGCGTTGCGTAAGTTTCTGCAGCGGCAAACGATAGATACAGGTCAAGGGTCAAAGTTGAATTTTCCAGGCCCCCGACGTAGACGCGGGAATTTGAACCAAAAGCGGTTGACTCCAAAGCCTCGATAGTCCGAGTGAATGTTAAGCCGTTACATTGGTCTTGTAAGGAAACGCTGTTGACCGTGACGTTAGGCGATGAAAGATAAGTACTAGTAGCCATGGGGTTTACTCCTTGTTTGTGTCTGTCTTAGTTTTAGCACCTTTAGGCGCGTTGGTGGGGGATTGAATAATGAAGCCGCCTGCTATAAGCGCGTCGATGTTTACGCCGTCTACGGGTTCGTACGTGTCGCCTGGGCAACCAATACGCGGGCTAACTATTTCATATTTCATGTTGTACCTATTCTAGGCGGTTGCCTGGGCTTGCATGGTTATGGTCAAATCGTAGGCAGGTAATTCGCTACCGCCTATAACGGCAATAGTTGGGCGCCCGTCGGTTACGCCAATCTTTTTAGTAACGACTTTGCTAGCTAAGTTTAGTAGTGACCGTTGCGCGTCAAGGTTGCCAGGCCCTAGCGTAATAATGCGCACGGGGAACGTAATTTCCACGACGTTATTCGCAAAGACGGTAAAGGTAGGCGCGTCGATAAATGCACAAGGCGGAACAAGGTTGCGGGGGTCTGTTACTACCTGCAGGCCAGTTATTTGGTTTAGTGATGTTGCTAAATCGTCTAAAGCTTCGTTCAGTAGGTCGGTAAACGCGACAGGCATTTAAGCAACCTGTGGGCGCGGTATGCCTAGTAATTGTTTTATCATTGGTGACAAGCCAACGCTGTTTCCTGCTGGCAGGCCGTCAAAGCTAGCAAAATCCGTTACGGCTCCGCGTTGGCGATACAGAAAAGCGCCATAGGCAATAGTTCCTAAAGTAACGCTGTTGCTTGGGCTTGTACCTTTGGCGTCGATGTAGCCTGACTCCAAACGGCGTTGAAAACAAAAGTCGTTACTAGCTGAAGCGCATTGAGTTAAAAAAGTTGTGTCTAAAGCCGACGCGGTGCCAATGCCCAGCCAGTCCTCAATTTGTCCTGCGGTAATCCAAGTACAAAGGATAGTACCTAGCGTTACGGTTCCCGTTGCCGTTGTACGTGTAACGTTGCTTGCCGTTTTTGCGTACAAAATTTGAAAAGGTACTGGCACCTGATAATTAAAAAGTAAATCGCCGTAATCATCTACGCCAATAAACAAATATTCGGGTACGTCTACAACGCTTACCGTTCCGTTAAAAGTCGCGTCAACTCCTGCCACGACAATAGACGCGCCTACATAAACTTCGTTAGGTGTAAGTGTTTCTATTACCGCGTAATTATCTAACAGCGTTTTGTGCGCTATTTGGTAAATTTGTGTCATGGCGGTTAGGCCGCCTTTCGGTTAAACCAGTTTACAAAACTTGGTCGCGTCGGCCATAAATGCCGCTGCATAGCCCCTGTAGGCTATTGTCCTGCCCAAAGTAGACGGTACGTCTACAGAAATGGCGCCCTTTTGCTGCTCGTAAAATTCGAACCCTGCGGCGTTTCCTGCAGCATGACCGATGAAAGCTGTATCGGCGGCCATATTTTTATCGACCACCAAGGTAAGGCCTAGCGGTGTGCCGTTCCATGACGTCGCGGACTGTGTGCCTAGGGCGTTCATAGCCATCATGTTTGGCGCGCCAACAAATGGAAACGCTGGGGTTCCGTCTGTTGAAGTCAATTTACCCAAGCGGTACCAAGTCGTAGGG